CAACGATAGTAGATACATTTTAAGTTCTGATGGTGTGCTATATGATCCTATAGAGAACGAACGTTGGAGACGTAACAACGCTTCTTCAGGAGGGTATATAGTAGCTAACTACGAGAGTGAAGCTAAGACAAAAGAGCGGTTGCTAGAAGAAACTATCAAGCAATTAAAGAAAAGAGCGTATCCAGAAGTTACCTATGAAGTAGATTTAGACTTAATAGGAGCTAATATTTTGATAGGTCAAATGGCAGAAATTTCGGATAGCGAGTTTAACCCAGCAATAGCGATATCTGCTAGGGTGACATCAGTTAAACGTTCATTTTCAAAAAAGAATATTGGTAGTGTAAAAATATCCAACGTCACTAGCACAGAAGTATTGTTCAATGAGAAATTACAAAGATTAAGCAAATTGGTACAGGAGAGAGTTTTTGATTCTACTGCTGTACCTTTTGTTTTAGATATCACATCAAGTTCTGGAACTGTATTTCAAAATGGAAATATTCAAACTAAATTAATCTCAAGCGTTTCTAAACTTGGGACGGTTATGACTAATCGCTTCCAATTTAGATGGACTCGAAAAAGTAAGTTCGCATCGGATGACACAGAGTGGAATCAGCGACATTCCAATAGCAGCAATGAACTACAAATTACTGTCAGCGATGTTGATAGAGAAGCCACATTTATCTGTGAGGCTATCGAAGGTAATCAAGTAGTTGCGAGTAATTCAATCGTTATCAAAGATTTCATTGTTAATAAGTCAATAGGCCCAACTCCTCCGTCAAATCCAAGCGTAGGAGATTTATGGACTGATACAAGCGTTCCAGGGAAAGATGTTCCAAAAATCTATACTAATGGCGAATGGAAGCCAGTTCTAAATAAGGATGACAAAGAACTAGAACGACTTCAAAAAGAATTTGAAGAGCGTAACAGAGAACATGCTAACCAATTCGCACAAGTGATGGAAATTATCAATAAAAACGAAGTGAACAACGATACACTTCGTGACTTGACTGGTAAATTTAGCAATATGGAAGACACGTATAATCGCATTATGGCTACTGCAGACGAAATCAAAGGACTTGGCCAACGTACAAAAGCTGTAGAGCTTAATTTAGAGCAGTCACAGCTATTGATTAATACATTGGCATCCAACTTTAGTCTTTCCGAAGATGGTTTCTTACTCGGAAAGAATGGCAGTAAGTTGCAAATCAAAATGACGAATGAACGTATGGAATTTATAGATTCTGGTCGTGTTGTAGCTTTTGTGTCTGGACAAACGATGAATATCGTAAGTGCTACATTTTGGAATAGTGTCACGATTGCCAATCATATTTTTGAGAGATTCAATGATGAGTTTACAACAATTTCTTACGTAGGAGGTGCTATTCTTGGTAAGAATATCTAAAACGACTAACAACGGATATGTTCGCTTAGTGTTAGAAGTCAATGAAACTGCTACGAGTATCGAAAACAATACATCTACTGTATCATGGCAGTTGTGGTTAGAACGCGGAAGTTCATGGGCATACGATTTGTATAATGAGTCGTTAGCGGAAGTAGAAATTAATGGACAAACCATATTAAGTAAGTATGTTAGTTTCGATTTAAGGAACAATGATTGGGTTAGATTTGGAAGTGATAGTATCACTATTCCACATAACGATGACGGGACCAAAAGCATTTCTATATCGGCACGCTTAACTAACGTTGCTGATATGGGAGATATTAGTCGGTTTAGCGGTACAGTTAATCTCTCTACTATTCCGCGTGCAAGCGCAATTCGCTCTGTATCCTCTACGGAATTAGGGAAACCAATTACAGTTAGTATCGATAAAAAAGCTGCTATATTTAGACATCAAGTTTGGTGGAGCGTAAATGGGGGCGCATGGATTGATTTAGGTAACAATAATGATACTAGTGTGCAATTCACAGTACCAATTGATTATGCTAATCGTATTACTAATAGCGATACAGGAACAGTTGATGTGTGCGTTCGAACGTTGAAAGGCGATACAATTATTGGAAGAGACGTCTATTTAAACGGGACGTCTATTTTAGTGCCAAAAAATATTGTTCCAACGTTAGACAGTATTACTGCTTCCGAGAGGACCTCAAAAATTGCAGAGATTATTCCAAAAGGTAATTTCGTTAAAGATAAATCCACAATCAGACTAGAAGCTTTAGGAGCAAAAGGAGCGTATGGTTCTTCTATTGTATCAACGGAGCTATCACTAGGTAATTTAGTCGTTCGTGCGTCTCAAGGCGACTTTCCTGCAAATAATAGCGGAACAGTAACCGCTGTTGCTAAGGTTACTGATTCAAGAGGACGTACGGCTACTAAATCTATACAGATTAATATCGTTGATTATTACGCGCCTAAAATACTAGCGTTCTTAGCAAACCGTGCAGGCAATGGAACGAATAAGACGGTTATCTCTACTGTATTAGCTAATGTAAGTCCATTAATTATAAATGGTTCTAATATTAATCGTTACAATCTCAAAATCCAATATTCAGAAAAGGGGACTAATCGATGGATAGATGCGGTTAATTTATCGAATGAAACGACTGAGATTATCAATCGTCAAATTAATTCAGGTGCTTTCTACGCGTTAGATAAGCCGTACAATTTAAGATTAGTCATTCAAGACAGGATTAGTGATTTAGCTGATTCAGTTATTTTAATACGATCGTCAGAAGTCTTGATAGCACTAGGAGATGGGCGAATTGGTTTCGGAGGATTTCCAGAGTTAAAGAATCAGAATGAATTCTTTAAAGCAACAACGATGCATAGTTCGCTTAATGTCGAAGGTGGCATCCTTTCGAATGGCAAACCAATTCAAGAATTCGCATTAACTTCCAGAGATGGAAAGTCTATCAAATTTACTGGAGATTTAAATAATCTAAAAGCTGCAGGTGGATATTATGCGTATCGAGTCACTAACAGTCCACAAGGGGCTGACAATACAGGCTATGTTACCGTAATAACTCAAGACAGCAATAACAACTGCGTTCAAATGTATGTGCCTGCAAATAAAGATGCAATGTATATGCGTCGTTATTATGCTAATACATGGGGCGGTTGGATATCAGCGTGTGGCGAAATTGATACATGGCACGATGCTAGTTACAGAAACAACTGGAGAACTGCAGGAGATGGGGTGGTTCAATATACTAAAACTGCTGATGGGACTGTGTATCTTCGAGGAGTTGCTACTGGTGGAAGCCTTGCAGATAATGCAGCCATTATCAATTTACCTGTGGGTTATCGTCCGAGTAAGTATATGTATAAGAAAGCACTAAACAATAGTTATCAGGCAGCAATTGTTGGTATTGATACGAACGGAAACGTTACAGTCAAATCAAAGAATGTAGATAATAACTGGCTATGTTTAGATGATATTAGCTTCAAAATTTAAGGAGGAATAGCAATGGAGTTAGAAACAATTAAAAATAAGATTACATCGTTAGAGTCGAGCGTAAAAGAAAAACAAAATGAAATTAATCGACTAGGAGTTGAAAAAGCGCAACTTGACCAAAAATCTCAAAGCTTGAACGATGAGATTCAACGACTAGAACAAGAAAATTCTAATTATAGAGAAGAAATTAAGAAATACCGAAATGCGGTTGAGATTATGGAGCTGTGATAGATGATAAATTTAGATGTAGAATTTAACGTATTAACCATGCATTTGCAAGGATTAATGCGAAGTCCATATATTCAAATTCTGTTTTGGTTAATTTGCTTTGATGTGGTTTCTGGCTATATCAAAGCTTTTAAGCTTAAGCGGTTTGATAGTAAGACGAGCACTAACGGATTGCTAAGACACGCGTTGGTTTGCACTGTAGTCATTGTGACTGCCATGTATGCAAGAACATTGGGGCATCGAGAGATTGGTGTGACCACATGCTTATTTTTTATTTTCAGCTATGCAGTATCACTCGCTGAAAATTGGGAGGCATTAGGATTGCCATTCCCAGAATCACTTAAACCGTATCTTAAAACGATGCGGCAACAACAAGAAAATAAATTAAAAAAAATTACAAATAAGGAAGAGGTTGAATAATTATGATGATCAATTGGAAAGTACGTTTATTAAATAAAACATTTTGGATTACATTAGTTCCAGCGTTAGCGTTACTACTTCAAACATTCTTAGCGGTGTTTGGAGTTAAACTCGAGTTAGGCGAAACAATCAATAAAGTGTCATTATTTATTAATGCATTGTTTGCTGTACTAATGATTGTAGGAATCGTTAACGACCCTACAACAAGTGGAGTAAGCGACAGCACACGAGCAATGACATACGAACGACCAAACAATCAGTAGAAACGAATTAGGCAGGAATGCATATGTTACGCCTGCCTCTGTTTTTGTCCTATACGGGAAAATCAATAATATGTAGTTGTATGAAATGTTATGCAATTAAAATATACAAATATTAAGATTTCGGAAAGTGTAAGCAACTAGTTGAAACTTTATGAAAAATGTATTAGTATAAATTTAGAACTACAACACAACTAAAATAGCCTCGTATTGTATGTTCGTCTATCTCAATATAATCTATAGTGATATAGAAGTGTAATTGAAGCACGTTACACTGCTTGGCAGAGCTTAAAAACTGTTCCTCGGCGATAAGCCTAGAAAGCACAATGAGGAGTTAGTCGTTCGTCTAGCGACTAATCGTCGGCTCTTGTTGGAGAGTTTCCAACCGTGCTTATTTTTTTTTGCTTTGGGAGAGTATATGGATGAATTGTGTTTGAAGGAAATATTCGAAGATTTTAATGCAAAATTTTCTGGTAAAAAATGTATAGTCGAAACAAACTATTCAAAACTAACTAATTTTACTGTAAGTTTCGATGTACTGGATTTACACCATTTATTAGGATTACACAAAGTAACCTCACTAAAAGCGACTGATTCTATTGAAAGTATTAAACAAGAAAAATTTACTATAGAGTTGTTTAAAAATCATCCACAATATTCAGATATCAAACCAAGGATTGAAAATTATCAATTTATCGAAGAAGTCTTTCAAGCTTCATCTATTGAGGTTTGTATTTTGGAAAAGGATATCAAGCAAAAAAATTCGATGAATCTTGCGGTAGTCTTTTTCAAGAAAGACCGTAATAAATATATAGTTTTAGGATTGAAAAGGAACATACGAACGAATACGTTTCACTTAGCAACTCTACATGAAACTAGAAGTAAGCAGTATGAATCCTACAAAAAAACTAAATTTAAAATATTAGAATGGATATAATGATTAGGACACCTTTTAAGGTGTCTTTTTTGTATACAAAAGGGAGGAAATGTAATGGAAATTGATACAAGTAGATATAGAGAGGGATTACCGCAGGTTGGGTACGCACCTTATCGTCAAATTCACGCACATTCAACAGGTAATAGAAATTCAACAGCACAGAATGAAGCGGACTACCACATGCGCAGACCTGTAGACTCAGGATTCTTCTCACATGTTGTTGGAAATGGCCGCGTGATGCAAGTAGGTCCCGTTAATCAAGGTGCTTACGATGTTGGTGGTGGTTGGAATTGCGAAACCTATGCAGCCGTCGAATTAATTGAAAGCCACTCAACTAAAGAAGAGTTTATGGAAGATTATAGACTATACATTCAATTGCTACGCGATTTAGCAGACGAAGCTGGGCTTCCTAAGACATTAGATTCAGACGCATTAGAAGGTATTAAATCACACGATTATTGTACTAACAATCAACCAAACAATTTTAGTGATCATGTGGATCCGTATCCATATTTAGCAAAATGGGGAATCAGTCGTGAACAATTTAAGCGAGACATTGAGAAAGGTCTAGAGTTTAAGGAAGGTTGGCAAAAAAATTCAACAGGTTGGTGGTATCAGAAAGCAGATGGAAGCTATCCAAGCGATAACTGGTTTAAGGTCGGAACAGAATGGTATTGGTTTGATGAACGTGGCTATTGCTTAATGAACACATGGAAAAAAATTAACAATCAATGGTATTGGTTTGATGAACGTGGAACAATGACTATTGGTTGGAAGAACATCGCAGGTTCGTGGTACTATTTCCATGAAAATGGCAGCATGGCTACTGGATGGGTTAAATATCATGACAAGTGGTATTATCTCAACACAAGCAACGGATTCATGGAATCTAACGCGTTTATTAAACACGGAAATGGGTGGTACTATTTAAATGAAGATGGAACGATGGCAGATAAGCCAGACTTTACTGTAGAACCGAATGGGTTAATTACAACTAAATAAATATTTAAAGGCTATCCTTCGGGGTAGCCTTATTTTTTTGTTCCGTTTTTGTTCCGTAAAAGTAGAAAACGTATGATATGACATGATACAGAAACGCTGTTATTATAATGATATGAAGCGATGTGAAACGTTATGAAACGTTAAGAAAAGCACCTCTTCTCCTTATCTTTTTGTGGCTATATCGAAGTTACGGCAAGTTTTGTTCCGTGAATGTTCCGTAGCTTCTTATTTAGATAGGTTTTTATAGAGTAATGGAGGCTAAACTAAGATGAGAAAAGTAAAATTAAATCTCAATCAAACACACTGCTGTGGTATTTATTCTGAT